AGATGCGTATACAGGAGTTAAGCCTTAATGCACGCACACGAAACTGTTTAGGGGGTAGGGGCATTGAATATGTAAGCGACTTGGCTGAGTGGACTGCAAAAGATATACATAACATAAATGGGCTTGGTGCAGATTCTTTCTTTGAACTCTTGAATGCTTTGGCTAAACACCAACTTGTTCTATTTAAGCCGGAGTCCTAGTGGTGAAAGTAATAGATAACAAGGCGCTGCTACTGCGGCTACGTGATCCACGGAAAGTTACCGAGGTCATACCAAAGAGTAAGGAATTATCAGGTAACCGTGTGGTGGTTAACTGGGGCGTAGACGAGGCTCACGTACTCAAGAATCTAAACATAAAAGCGCCATCGCCCATCGAAGGTAAGTATAAATGGACGGGCAAGTACAAACCGTTCGAGCATCAGAAGACCACGGCAGGGTTCCTGACACTCAACAAACGTGCGTTCTGTTTCAACGAGCAAGGTACAGGCAAGACCGCTAGTGCTATCTGGGCAGCGGACTTCCTGATGAGGCAAGGCCGTATCAAACGTGTTCTGGTCATCTGCCCTCTATCTATTATGGATTCGGCGTGGCGAGAAGACCTGTTTAGTTTTGCTATGCACCGCAAGGTAGACGTGGCTCATGGTTCGGCAAAGAAGAGAGCCGCTGTAATCGAAAGCGATGCGGAGTTCGTGATAATAAATTACGACGGTGTAGCAATCGTGGCGGACGCCATAGCCAACGGTGGGTTTGACCTAGTGATTGTAGATGAAGCCACGCACTACAAGAATGCCCAGACTGACAGGTGGAAGACACTCAACAAGCTACTCAGCCCTGATACGTGGCTGTGGATGATGACGGGTACACCCGCTGCACAGAGTCCGCTGGATGCGTACGGTCTGGCTAAACTTGTTAACCCGAAAGCTGTGCCACGCTTCTTTGGCTCGTTCCGCGATCAGGTCATGTACAAAGTGACTAACTTCAAGTGGGTGCCCAAGCCCGATGCCACCGAGACAGTATTTAGTGCACTGCAACCGGCGATACGGTTTACCAAGGAAGAGTGTCTTGACCTACCTGACATCGTGTATACAACCCGTGAGGTACCGCTGACTCGTCAGCAAGAGAAGTATTACAAAGAACTGAAGAACCGCATGGTCATGGAGGCTGCGGAAGAGACAGTCACGGCAGCTACAGCGGCGGTCAACATGAACAAGCTACTGCAAATAAGCTCTGGTGCGGTGTACACCGATGACAAAGAGGTGGTGGAGTTCGACATCAAGCACCGATACAAGGTACTGCGTGAGGTAATCGACGAGTCCAGCAAAAAGGTACTCGTGTTCGTGCCGTTCAAGCATACGATCCAGCTACTTACTGACAAGCTACGCAAGGACAAGATACCTACCGAAGTCATTAGTGGGGCTGTCAGTGCCACAGAGCGGACGCGCATATTCAAGGAGTTCCAAGAGACGGACAACCCACGGGTGCTGGTCATCCAACCGCAGGCTGCGGCACACGGCGTTACGCTGACCGCTGCCAATACAATCGTATGGTGGGGGCCAACCAGTTCGGTAGAAACATACGCACAGGCTAACGCTCGCATCCACAGAGCGGGGCAAGACCATAAGTGCACAGTGGTACAGTTACAAGGATCTCACATAGAAAAGCGTGTGTACGCATTACTAGATAACAAAATAGACACACATACAAAAATTATCGACCTTTACAAAGAAATACTTGATTAAGCCATTACCTACCACTATATTACCTTTCTCGGCAATGGAAGGACGAAGATCATGGCTGATGCAAAAGACGTAGACGGTGTGCCGCTAGGCAAGATGACTGGGGTTTACCTCAAGATTAAGGCTGAACGGGAACGCCTATCTGCGGAATTTAAGGAGGCTGATGACAAGCTAGTCAATCAGCAAAATAAAATAAAGAGTGCGCTACTGAGTTACTTGAAAGAGAACGACATCAAAAGCGTCAAGACCGATGCTGGTACGTTTTACCGTACGGTTAAGCAGAAGTATTGGACTAGCGATTGGGAGCACATGCACGAGTTCATTCTTGAGCATGGTGTGCCTGAGTTCTTGGATAAGCGCCTGAACCAGAAGAACGTACGGGAGTTCTTGGAAGAGAACCCAGACCTTCTGCCAAAGGGCTTGAACGTAGACGCAGAGTTCGCACTCACAATAAGGAAAGCGTGATGGAGCAATTAGTTCCGATTGAAGATGTCGCAAAGCACTTTGGTGTGTCATTATCCACGACCCGTAAGTGGGTGAGGGATGGCGTAATTCCAGAGAATACGTACATCAAGGTAGGTAAAACGCAGCGATTCGCCTTGGCGAGTATTGCAGAAGCTCTATTAAAGGGCGGTGCGTCTAAGGAAGAAGCAACGGAAGAGGCTGTTGTAGACGACTTTGACCCTACAGCGTTTGATCCTGATGCGGACGTATAGTGCGCCGAATCAGCATACAGGGTAATAGGTTTACTGGGTTAGACCAGCAAGCAGACAGTACAGCGATAGACGTAGTTATCGTAAACGCAGCGGCAGTATCGCGCTCGTATTACAAAGATGCCTACGACCCTAGCGCCAAACGTCTGCCGACATGCTGGTCGAACGATACCCAGAGACCCGCACCTGAAGTGCCGCCAGACCAGAGACAAAGTATGCGGTGTATTGATTGCACCAATAACGTCCGAGGTTCTGGCACTGGAGGGGGTAGGGCTTGCAGGTTTAGCCAGCGGCTAGCGATTGTTGAAGAGCAAGCATTAGATACTGTGTACCAGTTGCAGGTACCTGCCTCATCCATATTTGGTAAAGCTCAAGGTAGAAGCTCTATGCCTCTACAGGCTTACGCCAAATTTTTGAGTGGGCATGGGACGCCCAGTGCAGCAGTGGTGACAAAGATAAGTTTTGATGCGGGTAGCCCCGTGCCAAAGCTGTTCTTTTACCCACAAAGACCGTTAGAAGAAGAGGAACTACAGAAAGTTAGATTGATGGTGGATGACGATGAGACGTTAGCAGCGATTGCTTTCGACATCGTGCCCCACAACCGCGAGGGTTCGCCTTTCGCTGCGACTGAAGGGTTCACAATAAATAGCCTAAGTTAAGGAGACCAACAATGGCTGAAGCAAATATGTACTACACAATCGAAGGCGTAAAAGCCCTCTACCCAAGACTCGACGCTACCTACAAGTTCGATAACAAAGCGAACGGCGGTAAGGGTGGGTCTGTTAAGTGTGACCCGCTGGATGACGGCGCGGCATACGAGATGTCTTTCGTGATGTCTGAAAGCGAAGCTAAAGCCTTATACAAGGCAATGGCAGTGGCCTATAAAGCCAAGAAAGAAAAAAGCTGGCCTGACAAGTTTGCCCTACCCTTCAAGAAGGATGATGACGGCAACTACATCGGCAAGTGCAAGCTGAAAGGTGCTTACGGCACCGACAAGACCACGCCCCCACTGCAAGTAGACGCGCAGAACAACAAGCTGCCAGCGGACTTCCAGCTAACCAGCGGTAGCACCGTGAACCTTGCCTTTGCTTTCGTGCCGTACTCTATGCGTGACAATGGCGTTAGCCTACGTCTGAACGGCGTACAGGTGATCGAATATGTGCCGATGGTGTCACGTTCGCCCTTCGGTGTTGTGGAAGGCGGCTTCGTAGCACAACCTGATAACCCGTTTAGTGATACTACTAGCAGTGTCAAGAGCACCGATGTCGCATTAGATGACGATGACTCTGACGATATATTTGGCGATGAGCCAGATACCTCCGAAGTGGAGGAACCCAAGAAGGTCGTAAAGAAATCTGCCCCCGCACCCAAGGAAGATGACGACGATCTGAGTGCCATTGTTGACGGTTGGGATGACTAACCACTAACAATCACTCCACTATGGCTAGGTTTTGCCGAAAAGGATGCGCCGACATCCCTGCCATAGTGTCTCTCGGCATTGGGTGCAACCATGAATACAAGAGAATTTTTACGGTGGGTATTACCCACAGAAGGTGTGTACGTCGCTCTACAATACGGCCTAGCGTCGAACGGGGTACGGCAGACATACTTTCACTCAACAGATGAATTAGCAGAAGCCGCCGAATATCACGACAGTGAAGGGTGGGA